ACCTTGTCGCCAGCGCGTTTTGCTTTGATGCGTCGATCAAGAATGGTCTGGTACACATCAAGAAATGGCTTACCGAGCGAGTCAGGAGCCAGCTTCTGCTGCAGGATAATGTTTGGGTAATAAGACGAAACGTCGAAGTCTGACAGCAACTCGTCCTCACCTGCCGCGACATACTGCGACTTCTCGCAACTGTGCAGCCCACCTATACCCATGCGGTATTCAGTAGCGCCTATTTTAATACGCTCTTCACGCAGCCATTCTGGCATCGCCACACTACCCGTGCCGCCAAGCGTAAACGTATGCTTTCGGATCCGGCTGTACACACCTTTAAGCTGTGCTGTTTCAAACGCTATGATTTTCGGATTCGCATAGTTGAAGCTGTAATCAGTGTTGAGTGTTGGTGCCCTGTAGCTTTTAGCAGTGCGCTTATTCAATTCGTATTTGATGATGGTCTCTGCTATCTGCGCATCGGACTTACTGCGCAGATCCATACCGTACTCTTTCGACATCTGCACCCGTAGCTCTATCGTCGGCTTGAGGTACTCGTACAGCGCAGCCGTCATCGCCAGATCGTTCACGCAGTAGTCCCGCAGCGCCTTGCGCATGGCAGGCGTAATACTCGACTCTGGCTTGATCGGCAGATCCTGCAGCATAGGAGTGTGCAGCCTGCCGCCGTAGATCTTTAGACTGCCAGAGCCGGGTGCTACCTCGATTATGTCGATGTGGTCCCATGATGTCGGTCTGTCCAAGCCGTGCTTGTCGTAGATCTGCCAGCCGGGAACGTGCGAGGTGATGATCTCATCGCAGATTGCTTTTAGCTGCTCGCATGACTTGCCCGCAAGAGCTGCAGTGATGACGGGTAAATCAAAATTATTGCCGTTAAACGAAATCGTGGTGTAGTGCTGCATGACGTTTTGCACGTCAGCCACCGCAAACGTCTTGCCTTCGTACATCTCAAATCGCCGGGTCTTCCCCGTTGACAGTTCAAGAACGCACAGTAAAAAATAGTCTTTGTAGACTTCGGTGTCGATAATTATCAAGACAACGCCTTTTAAAAATCACATATAAAAAAGCCGCTGACAGTCACCCATCAGCGGCACATTCAATCACATCAATTTAAAAGTCTTCGTCGTCAACACCGAACGCATCAAACGCATCTACGCTGACCGCACCGTCACCGAACGGTTCGCCGTCACGTACAAACTGCACACCATCGAGCTGCGCGTTTATGCGCTTCCCGTACTGGTTGTTCTGCGCCCAAAGGCTAACGATGCCGTTGACGTAGCAGCCTGCGTAAACGACGTTGTCACCTTCTGCAATGGGTGACTTGTCGCGGTTAATCACCAATGGGCGCTTCTTAGTTGACGCTTTGATGGTGTATTTGCCTGCAAACTCTGCACGCTCAGTTTCGTCTCCGTCTTTTAGACAGAGTTTATCGGCTGGCACCTTGCCCTTGAGTTCTTCTTTTGAAAGTTTATCAATGGCCGCTTGCAACTCTTTTATCGTTGCGGCGTGTTCTTTCTTGTCGAGGATGAACGTGGCCTCATACTTGCCGGTGGATTCACCGCCAAACGTGGCCATGTTGAAGAGGCTGGGGAATGAAAGTCTTGCGCTTGCGATTTTAATTGTCATTTTTTGTTTCCTTTGTAGTTTTAGCATTTTAGTTTAGTGTCGGTAGACACTTGTTAAGCCTAGCTTATGTAGCTCTGTAACACAATCTCATTCTTTACTCTTCGCTTTTTTCAGGAAATACCCCCTTGGACGATACGCCGGGCAGTGAGAAGATCTATGCCCTTCCCCTTCCCCATGAACATGCTCTTCATTACAATGCTCACACAAGAAAATAAACTGGTCCCCTACGTGCTGGCATTCAAATGTAGGTATGTCATCTATGTCGTTGACATCGTTTGCGGTCTTTTCCAAATTGCGCAAACCCCCAAGTGTTGCCTCCGCGTGGGCCAGATTTAACACCGCCTGCGAAAGCTTCAGTGCCGCATCCGGTGTCGTGTTGCTCGTAATACTTTCTGTCAGCGCCTTCATTGCTACTATCGTTTCTTTTTTCATGGGTTTTATCTCCATCAAATACCCCCTTTAAGCTGGCAGGGGGAATAGCCAGTGTTATTAATCGTCCTCATGGACGACATCAAAGTCCATCGCCGTTGCGCCCACTGCCGGACGCGGATCACTCTCCCGCGCCAGTGTTGGACGACCCTCCTTGCTGCTTATCAGTGACTCGATCAGCCCCAGCTTACTCTTACCCAACAACTTCTCCGCCTTGGCCGGGGAGGTCAGCTTGCGCTCCCACGCCTTTACGCCTAACGCTGACTCAAGCACTGTCGCGGCCTGCACCTCGTCGCTCCAGCTGCGCGAGCTGCGCCCCGCCACCATCTTGTACCCGCCGAACTGCTCGCCTGCTGCCAGTCGCTGCGTCACCGCAGTCTCTACCGCATCAAGCCAGCTCACGATCAACTTCTTCGCGTCCATCGCCTCCCGCAGCTCTTCATCGGTCAACGTGTCCGGGTTACTCAGCTTGTCGAGGTGATCAAAGTCGGTCGCAAGCACATCATGGGTGTACTTCTGCAACGCCCCGCAGGTCGCTTTGGCCTTACACCACATGCACTGCGCCTCACCGGGTACGCGCTGCGCTGCAGGATCTTCCGTCATCTCTGCACGTTCACTGATCCACTCACCACGCTTGAGCAGCTCATCGATAGACAGCTCCCATGTGCTGATGTGATCCAGCCGTGGCTGCACGATAACCATCTCGATCGTCTCAATATCATATAAAAATTTGTATTGTGCATACGCGCCCAGTGCATACAGTATCGCCTGCGGGTTGTCCTGCGCCTCTACCCTGTGCCCCTTGCCGTATTTAAGATCGACGATGCTCATCTTGGTGCCATTCAAGATAATCGCATCGGACGTTCCAAACCCATCGGTCACCCAGTCGCCGAAGTCCACCCGCTCTTCGTACATCTGCTCACCGTCGAGCTGCCGCACGACATCGACGTACATCTGTACCGCCTCTGCCATCTCCTGCGTGACGACATACTCTGGGTTTTCCGGTAGCGCGGTGCCGATCAGCTCGTCGCAGTTGGTACCGCCTACCAGCGCAATCTCCCCCAGTTCGTGCGCCGCTACGCCTTCCTGTGCGTACGGACTGGTGCTGTTCGGCAGCCCGTCCTCCGCCCTAACGCTGCCGGGGCAGGCCAGCCAACGGTGTGCGCCTGACGCGCTTAACTTCGCGTGTGCTGTCATAGTTGCTCCAGTGCCTTTAGTAATTCCAGTCGATTCTCTACCGGCACGTCTTGTACTTTCTCAGCCCTGTTGAAGCTGAATATCAGTTTCATAACCGTCGGCTTTATGCCCGGCTTTTCCCGCACGAGACGCATACATGTGTCGCGCAGTACATCAATCGACACCTCTTTACTCGTATCATCATCATCATCAACGGGCTTCGCATCAGCAATGTCGATGCTGATCATCTTGGCTGATTTTAAAACGAGTGTGGGTTCCGGTTCGGGGTCAGCTTGCTGTTCCCGTTCAGGCATTGGCACGAGGGGTATTGGACGAGTCACCGCAAGCGTTAAATTCTTGATTGCAATGGTCAGGGCTGAGATTTGAATTTGTAGATCTACCAGTTTTTCTTCTAACATTTTATTTCTCCTGTTTAGTTTTGGTGTTGTGTTGAGGCGCGATAGTAAGCTAGTCTTACTCCCCCCGTCAATGCGCAACGAAGGCAAACGACAACGATGATCAAAAAAATAATTCTTTATTTCGGCAGCATCGCTGCTACGGCACGGGCACTGGGCGTTGCGCCTGCCGCCGTATCGCAGTGGGTCGCCAACGGGCGCATCCCACCACAACGCGCTATTGAAATCGAACAGCTCACGAAAGGGAAGTTCAAAGCCATCGACATTAATCGTGTTGGGCGGGTGGCATAATGACGATAACGATGCAGCTCTTCCCCGTCCACAAGCTCTACGACTCCGAAAAACAGAAGTGGAAAAAACACCCCGCCATCCCACGCGGTCAGGACTGGCACACCGTTGTCTGCACCCCCGAACAGCTCGCCCGTGCTGAGAACCTCGGTGCGGTCATCCCAGCCGGTCGGGTCGTCATTGACCTCGATACCTATAAAGGTGTCACTCGCGCCATGGTCGATGCGGCCCTCGGCGTTGCACTTGACTGGGAGGCGGCGCAGCTGCAGACCACTGTCGGTGGCGGCGAACACTACTGCTTCGAGTTGCCTGCGGGCGCGGAGGCCAAGCAGGGCGACTCGCTGCTCGGCGTACAGGGCTTTGACACCCGTGCCGCTGGCAAGGGTTGGATCTGTACCGGCGACGGCTACAAGAACCTGTCCATGTTCGGTATGCCCGAAGCGTTGTACCTCGAGCCGTTCCCGATGATTCCGTTGGCCGCACTTGAGGCACTCAACGGCACCTTTGTGACGGTGCCCGGTGACATGCAGATCAGTGACAGTGACGTGCGTGACCTTGAGCTGGCGATCAATCACCAGAAGCTTGACGGCCTAACGCTTGACGACCTGTCGGCCTACGT